GCCCCGGCCCGCGTCACCCAGGTGCGGCAGTTGCCGGTTCACGCCCCGGCCCGCGTCACCCAGGTGCGGCAGTTGCCGGTTCACGCCCCGGCCCGCGTCACCCAGGTGCGGCAGTTGCCGGTTCACGCCCCGGCCCGCGTCACCCAGGTGCGGCAGTTTCCGGTTCACGCCCAGGCCCGCGTCACCCAGGTGCGGCAGTTGCCGGGCATCCACCAGCTTCTCACCGTCATGCACCCACGGGCCGGTTCCGCTGCACCAACCCGAGCCGATCCAGTTGCACGCGCCCCAGCACCACCAGCCGGCAATCTTGGCGTCGTAGTAGTCCGGGTCGGCCTCAAGCCGCTGCAGTAGCCCTGGCGCATTGCGCACCAGCCACGAGTGCCGCGCAATCAGATCTGCCTCGTTCGTGGGCCAGTCAACATGCCGTGCCACCTCTGCCGCATCCAGCGACACCGCGCGCCAGAAGTTCGCCACAAAGCCATCCGCATCGTTGATCGTTTCCACCTTGCCTACGTTCGGGCGTCCCAGCAGCATGGCGGCCGAACCAGCGAACGGCTCCACGTAGTTCTCGGGGTCGCCCAACGCGGCCCACACTGTCTCGCACGCCAGCGACTTCCCGCCAAAGTAGGGGAAGGGTGCTGCCAGGGTGCCTGCTACTGACTTCATCTGTTCTCCACCAAGAAGTGCCCTAACACGTCATTCCACCGGACGGCCTACGGCCGCCGGTGAATTCCAGCGTTAGGCAGCACAGCCCGTGGCCTTCGCAATGGCCTCGCGTGCCTGCTGCACCACGTACTTCATGCCGGGGTTCGTGCTCGGGCTGTCCATGTCGAATCGGTCGGCGTAGTCGGCGGCAATTTCCCGCAGCGCCATAAGTAGGTCAGGCGCGGCCCCAATCAGCTTCGCATTGGCCTGGTTCTGGTCCGAGTTGTTCACGTTGCTCACACTGGCCACGCGGTAGTAGTTCTCTGCAGCCGGGTCTTTGCTGCCGGCGCTAATGTCAAAGCGGCCCCACTGCGCATGCTCGCCGCTGGCAGTGCGCCATTCGTCAGCAGTCGCTGTATGCCAAGGCCCTGGTGTGTGGTTGCTCATACGTTTCCTCGTTGTTCAACAGTGCTGCCTAACACGTCGCTGCACCTGAGAGCCAACGGCTCCACCTCGGGTGCGTCTGCTTGCTTGGTCACGGCCGTTGTCTCCAGGTGAGCTAGGCGTTAGGGTGCAAAGTGGTACTTCCTTCGCACCGATCTCAAAATCATCTGCTCCAGCGGCAGCCAATCCACATATGGCATGCTGTAGTGCCATCGGTGCCATTCGTCCCATTCGGCGCTGTCAATGTCTGGCTCGCTTTCGCAGTCGAGTTCGATTTCGGTTGCAATCCATTCTCCGGTTGCCTCATCGAGTTCCGTTCCTGCGCCAGCATCAAGCAGCAGACCCCCTCCGCAAATCGGGCATTTGGCCTTAATCCGCAAAGGAGCGCGGTCTTTTGGCCAAAGCACCCTAACATTGCGGTCCAGCGGACGTGCCGCCAGCGTCGCTTCGCTCCTAGTCGTCACTCCGCTGACCTCCAGCGTTAGGCCCCAAGGCCGCTTCCCACGCAGCCCGCAGCCGCGCAAGGTGCTCGGTGTTCATGTGGCCGTCGTCCAGCAGCCATTCCACCGCCTGCATCAACGGCTTGTGGCGCTCCAGCTCGGCCGCGTAGGTCTCGGCAGCCTTGCTCCAGGTGTACGCCTCGCGGGCCAGCCGCTCGTTGTCTTCACGCATCCGGCTGCGGCCTTTTGTCAGCCCGTCCCTGGCGTATTGCAAGTCATGCTTCAGCGCGGCGTTCTCCGCCTCCAGCCTTGCCAGCATCTCGGCCGTAATCGGAAACCAACTCTCAAGGCTGCTGTCCTCGCGCCAGCGCCGGCCTATCTCAGCATCCTTGCAGTCGCACGGCAGGTATACGGGCTCGCCCCACGGGTGCGTGCCGCCGCTGTCGCGCTCTCCGGTGTCGTTGCACTCAGGGCAGGTCGTCATCGTCGTCTTCCTCCGCGTGGTCGTCTAGGTCGAACACTTCGCCACAGGCCGCGCAGCGTTGCAGCCGGTCGTCCTGCGGGTCTTCCTCGTCATCGAACTGGTACACGGTCTTGCAACCGCACTTTGGGCAGGCCATCGTCTGCGCGCTCCGGTTGGTTGGGGCCTAACACTTCGTTCCAGCCGACCTACGGCGGCTGAACTCGGGCGTTCAGCGTCAAGGCTGTCCAATCGCGCCGCTTGTCGTTCTGTTCCGGCCTTCGACTACGCCACCATCCCCGCGCTTCGGTTTTCCGCCGCACTTCTCGCGCGGTCCATTGCAGCCCCAGCATGGGTTGTCACCTGCCTGAACTACTGCCATCACCGTCATGCCCCCAAGCAAGCAGTTTTGGGGCACGTAGCCCTGCATCTTCGCCATCCCGAGCAGGTGGTCATCTCGGTCGGACTTGCCCTGTTCAAAGTAGTGCACTTTCATCGTTCGTTCTCCTGTGTAAGTTGCCGCCGAACCAGCCAATCAAGCGGACAGTCAGCCGGGTACGTCTGCCTGCCGCTTATCGGCGGCGTTATGCAGCAACAGCCGGCGTGCCAGCTTTCTGCGCGTCATAGGTGGCAATGGCCCACTCCAGCGCGTGGCAGCACCACAGAAAGCGGTGCGTCCACACCTTGCAGTCGCGCTCCCAGTCTTGGAAGCGGAAGCCGTCGTGCTCGAACTCCCACAGCGCCACCCAGGCGTGGTGCTCGCTGTCTTCGGCGGCGGCGCACACCTGTTCGTCAATCTCGCTCCACAGCGCAGCCTTCCGCGCCTCGGGCCAATCTTCATCGTCGCTGGTGTGTTGGTCGAAGTAGTCGCGCACCTCCGCGCGGAACTTCTTTTCGCTCCACTCGCGCACGCCGTCGCCCTTGTCGCTGGCTTCCAGCTTCTCGGCCCAGTACCGCAGGTCAATGCGGTACTGGCCGCGGCTCTCGCCGCGCCGGAAGAACTGGAACATGTCCTCCAGCCGCCGGAAAACGTATGTGCCCATGTCGCCCGTGTAGCAGAGGTAGCCCGGCCAGGTCAGCAAGTCGAAGTGCATGCACATCGTGTTCGGTCGCTTGAACCGCAGGTGTCGGCTCACGCCGTCGTCGCGGATCACCTGCATCTGGTGCTGGGCAATGTCGCCAGTGAATTGGTCTGCAAAGGTCATCGTGTTTCTCCACCAAGTTGCTGCATAACACTTCGCTCAAGCGGGACGCCCGCAAGCGGGCGCCTCTTAGCTCAAGCGTTATGCAGCACCAATTACCCACTCGGCAGGCAGCGCAGCCTTTGCCGTGCGGATCAGGTCTTCCATCGACCATTGGTCGGGCCGCGATCCATCGTCAACGTCCATTTGCAGCCTGCGCACAATGCAATCCAGTGCGGCGGCCATCGCTGGCGCTGCGGCGGCCAGCTTAGCACTGGCAAGCGCGCGTTGCCCAACCTCTGAGTGCTCCGGGAAACTCGGCCCGTACACAAAGCCCACCGGCTCAGTGCCAGGGCCGCGCTGCAAGCCAAACAGCAGCGGGTCGTCGTTGCCCGTCACCCACGGCCCAAGGCGCTGCATAACTGTCGGTTCAACTTGACCCGCAAGGGCGGGCGGCAGTGTGGCGTTACTCATGCTTCTCCTAGCGCCCTTGCGGGCAAGTTAACCTAGCGTTAGGCCCGCGGATCTCGCCCCCCCCAAAGCACTCGCACCCGCTCCCAATCATCTCGGTCACAGTCCCACCCGAGTGGCTTGTACTGGTTTCCGGCCGCGCGCGCTCGGTCGTCGGCCTCAAATGCCTCTTCAACATCCCGGCGGATGACGTCCTGCGCTTTGGCGCTGATGTTCAGCCACTGGTCTATCAACCAGTCCTTGCAATCGCCGACGATGTAGCTCTTCCGACCCAAGCAATAGCGCACGGCGGCGACCGCCATCAGGTCACCGCGTCCGTAGTGTTTCTTTCTGCGGGTCACGATTGATCCTTCATCGCCTGCACGGCGTTCTCGCTGCCGCTCAAGTACACAGCCGCCAGCGTCTCCTGAAGCGTGGCGCCCGCGTTCACCATGTCCGTGTATATCGACAGGGCGATGCGCTCAATGCACTCTCGGTGATCGGCTGGCAGGCTGATGCAGGCCATGCCGCGCGGCTTGATGTGGCGCAGCGCAAGCCTCCGGCTGATGTGCAGCGGAGATAGGTGTGCGGGCGTCAACGGCCGCGATGTACGGGCGGATGTACGGGCTGCCATCACACCACCTCCCAAGCCGGCACCCATCTCGGCGCCGGCCTGCTGTTCACGATCGCATCAAACGGCATCGGCACGGTCGCCAGCTCCTCTAGCATCTCCTGCTCGGCCAGCAGCGCAGACAGTTCGTCGCGGCGGCCGACGTGCCAGCCGAAGTGCTCCCGCAGCGCCTGTATGCGCTCGCGGCCGTGGAGTTCTCGCGCGTATGCAACCGGGATCATTTCACGCTCCAAGCATCGGAAGTCGCCTTGATGCGCGACCGCATTGCAAGGCCCTGAAGCGCAGATCGCAAAGCGGCATCCGGCAGCTTGGTTTGCGCGCGCAGAGACTCAAACGACAATCCGCCGCGCTTGTTGAGCGCCAGCAGGATTGCGACAGATTCGTCAGACCCTTCGGCAGAGGGCGATAGATCCTGTTCGTACATCATTTCGTTACCGCTCGCGCGTGCGACTTGAGTGCGGATCGCACATTGCTTGGGAGCTTTGACCACATATATACCTTTTCCTCATCGGGGAGCTTTTCCATGTCGATACGCTCATGTGCCGACTCGACGCCGAATGCGCTGAAGTCGTCAATAACGGTAAGCGCCAGTTCGTCCAGCGCGTCCATTCGGTCCTGAGAGATATTGACTGCTTCAAGGTAGTCTGAGACGACGCCGCCTTTCTTGGCTGGCTTCTTCGCCGCCGCGTTTCCGTCGTCATCCTCTGGCGCGATGCCGCACGCAGCCATGAGCGAGTACCGGCGAGCGTAGGTCATGGCAGACCCGTAGCCCTGCGCGTCAGCCTTTGATGCCGGGACGTGCAAAGGACCGCTCGAAAGCATCTCGCCAGACTCGTGCACAAACACCGTCTCAATCGTGATGCCGGTATCGCAGGCTATGTTGCGCTGCATAAGCGCGATGCCGTTAGCGTTGAGCGAGTCAATGACGGCTTCCACGCACGCTGCGAGGTCGGCATAGCGCGATTTGAAGTGCGGATTCGTCGCGCTTTTGAGTGCAGGGCCAAAGGCTTTCTGAGCCTTGACCAGTGCGGATGCGATCTTGTCCATGATGATGGTCCTAGAACGGCAGCCGACGCACCGCGATGCGCCAGGCGGTTGACAGCGCGTACAGCTTCGGATGGTGGCGCCTGTACATACGGTAAATGGTGATGAATTCGCGGATCATTGGTGCACCCATGCGATAAGGATGGCGCATCCTACGGCGGCCGCAACAATCGCGATAGCTAGGACAAACCCTAACGCCGCGTCCCACAGGTCAACCTGTTCGGCGCGGCAAAGGTCCGGCGTAGGGCACTCTTTGCGGCCTTGGTTGCAGTCGGCTGAACAGTGGATCACGGTTCTTCCCCGGCGTGAACAAGCGCCACATTCGCGATTTTCACAAGCCGCATAGCGTCATCATCGCCACCGGCTGCGGACTCTGGAATGCACGAAAGGTAGTCTCTGCACTGGCGCAATGCGTCGATGAGCCTTGCTTTCTCCGCCATGAGCGTTTTACGATGCCTGTCGTATCTGTCTCGCTCGCTGATGATGCGGTTAATCTCAGACTCAACGTCATCAAGTTGCGAGAGAATGCGCGCGCCGATATTGAATGTCATTGCAGCGCCTCCAAAAGCCAAAAGGCGAACCCGACGCCGACAGCGACAGCCAGGCACCACTCCGTGATGCGGTCATACCTCCGCACCTTGGCAGCTTCAATGGATGCCGCATAGCGCACGGCGTCGAATGACTGACGGCGCGTCAGGTTGTCGTCGTCAGTCATGCTGCCTCCGCTTTGTACTGGCTCGCCAGCGCGTCAGTGAGCATGTCCCGGAGCGTCTCGGCCTGATCCTGCTTCAGCCGCAGGGAACATCCGACGCCTGAACCGCCCGACGCTATGATCTGAGCCGTCAGTTCGCCTGTTATCTTGTCGCGGCTGATGTGGATCGTGACGGTTTCGTCACTCGCGCCCTGCGCGTATGTGTCGAACTCGGAACGATGAAAGTGCGGATGCATCATCATGACTTGTCATCCTTCAGCCAGCCGGCTCAGCCAGCCGGCCGCCTCGTACATGATCGACCGAGCGGCGAGCATGTCGCCCATGCGGATCGCATCGCGGGCCATCGCCATCAGCTCGGTAGCTTCTTCCATGTCGAGCAGCATCCCTTCCGCCTCGTCGTCATCCTCGGTGCGAGGGTCGTTCGGGTGGCCGGTAGGGGAGCCCCATGTCTGTTCGTCGCCTGGTCCGTAGTCGATCATCTTGCGTCTCCCGCGCCGCACCGTGCAGCGCATGAGTGAAAGTATCGGCCCCGTTTTGCTTCGACTCCATAGGGACAAACCCTAAGATAAGAGAAAAAACAAGTGTTCGCTGTAGCGAAGAGACAAGGAGGCCCTACCCACGCTTCCGCGTGAGTTTGGGCCTCCTTGTCCTAGCTGCCGACACCGACCCGGTCGGAAGCAGGCCCGTCATGTCACCACAGACAGAGGACGGCGGCGCTCATACAGTCCCGGTGTGATCCGGTCAATCCCCACGCATATGAGCTTCGGCTGCGCTTGTGGTCAGGGGCTACACGAGTTCCACTCTCACGCGCTGCCCTGCGTCCAACGCCAGTTTTTACGGGGCGTCTCACCTCGACATGCGCGCCAGTCTGTAGGGACGAAAAAAGGCCGCTTGGTCTCTGTTCGCGCCCCATGTGCCAGCATGAGACCCCTTTCGGGTGAACAGAGGCCAAGCGGCCAATGATCGTGCATCTGCTGGCACAGACAGCCTGAAGTCTACGCCACCCACTATCCGTGTCAAGCGGTGAACTAGGGAAAACCCCTAGAGACGGGAAGCTGGGAGCGGGTAGAGTTTTAACGCAGAGTTAACCGGCCCGTGGAGGCCGTAGGCCGTAACGGGTCCGGTTGGACGACGGGTTAGCCGGCTGGCTGAGCAACTTACGGGCGGTGGCGTACTCCCACAAGACACAAATATCCGGGCCGTGTGCCGCCCACCAAAAAAAGATGAAAAAACCTCTTGCGTTACCGGAAACGAAGGCACTAGAATAGAGCCATCGCAACAGGAGATTCAAATGAAGGCAAGCATCTACACCCTGAACAACGGCACCGAAGTGGCCTACCAGCGCGGCACCAGCCGAGTGGTTACCAACAAAGCAGGCGAAATTCTGCGGCACGAAGTCAAGGAAGCCGGCGCATGGCGCGAAGCTCGCGGCTACTTCAAGCCCCGCTTCATTGAGATGGTGAAGGGAATGCTCAAGTGAATAAGGCCCGAAAGGGCCTTGCGCCCAAGACAACGGCCGAGCGCGTGGCGGCCATGCGAGCGGCCCGCGATGCTCTAGGCCTGAAACGCCTAGAGCTGTATGCGCACCCGGAAGACTGGCCGCAAATCAAGGCGCTGGCCGAGAAGCTACAGCGCAAACGGGCAAGACTGCTGGCACGCGGTGCCGGCTAACTAGGTGTTATGGCGCACATCTGCCGCATAACACCAAACACTAGGGTTTGCCCTAGTTCACAAGCATCCAAGCCTGACCGATGATTGAGCCATCAACCGGGAGCAAGACATGCGCAACATCACCGAAGAAGTCGCACAGCAGATTATCGGCATGGTAAACCCGCTGAACGAAAGCGCCGCGCTGTGCTTGGCAGACGCCGAAAAGTGCATGGCAGATGGCCGGTACGATTACGCGGCAGGCCGGGCGCTGCACGCCATTTCGCACGTTAGCGGAGTGTGCAGCGACACCTACCAGCGCGCCTGCGAACTCTGCGAAACGTGCTTCTGATGGACAAAGATCGAGTGCTCAAAGCCGCGCTCAAGCGACAGCAAGAGGTCGCAAACTTGTGCGACAGGCTTGAAGGCGTGGCGCTTTGCATGCGTGGCGACATGCTGCCAGGCGCCCGCCTTGTCCTCGACGCGGTTTACCAGCTGCGGAACCTTACCGGGCTGGATCAACAAGTTTCCCCCACTGGCGGCAGCGATGCCGTGCCTTCGCTCGCTGAGAGCGTTCCTCCCCGCAATCCGCAGTTGCCGGACTAGTGAGCGAGGCGGGGTTTTTTACACTAGGAGAGAAGATGGCAAACAAATACGCCACGCAAGGGCGGTGCCTCATCATCGCGCTCAAGAAGCGACCGCACACGTACATGGAGATGCTCGCTCATGGGGTATCCACAAGTCCCTGGAGAAGAATTGTGGAAGGCCTGCGGCACGATGAGAAGCTGGTCAAGGGCCAGCGTTGGCTCGGCGATCAGAAGCTGACGACTTGGCGGGTGGTGAAGGCATGATCCCACTCCCCGCCTACATAGACCCCGAAGCCTGGGACGGCTATGTCGAGATGAGGCGCGCGATCAAGAAGCCACTGACAAAGCGAGCTGCCGTGTCTCTGCTGTGCAACCTGCAAGAGCTAAAGGACAAGGGGCACGACGTCAACGCGGCATTAGACCAATCGACCTTCTGCTGCTGGCGTGGTGTGTTCCCGGCAAAGGATCGGTGCATTGAGCGAGCGCCAGAGACTAAGGAGCAGTACGCGGCTAGGGAGCGCGCAGAGCGCCAGGCAGAGAAGGCGCGCGCTGCGCCGATGCCTGACGAGGTGCGCGCCAAACTGGCAACGCTGAGGCGAGTGGCATGATTGCCTGTATGGGGGGTTTCTGTGCGAAAAGGAACGGCTGTGCCAACTACCTTGCCGTTGATCGACGAAATCCCGTCGAACGACTGTGCGGACCCGTCGAAATGCCCACCCGGAGTGGTCAACCGGAGTTGCAGGCATTGTCGACTACGGCACATCCGCAACGGCCCGGCATTCTGGGCGAGCGAGAAGGCGGGAGCGATGAGCCGGACATATCGGCTGCAACTCATCGCGGAATTCGGGAAAGACTTTTTGAATGGGCACAAGATCGTGAAAGGCATCAAGTGACTGGCGGACTAAACAGCAGGCGCGCGGAGGTAGTGGGGCACTTCGAGGCGGCCGCGGAAAAAGGCATCGACACGCACGAACTCGGCAAGCTGCTGGGCCTGACGCACGGCGCAGCACAGCACCATATCGAGACCCTGCGGCACTCGGGCGAGATCATCAAGTCCGTGCAGGCCAACGGTAACCGTCCGGCGCGCTACTGGCTGGCGCAGTACACGGACGCGGCGAAAGCGCATCGCTACCCGTTCGTCCCGGCTCCGAAGGTCGCAAAGTCCAAGCAAGCGAAGGCCGCGCCCATCGCGGACAAATGCCTAGCGATCATCAGGAGCGCAGGGCGGCAAGGCATCAACACCGCTGACTTGGCCGAGAAGATGGGCATGTCACGCGGGTCGGTCCTAAACCGCATCCAAGCCGCGCGAGTGGCCGGCCTGATCGTCAGGCTGTGGGACGGCACGAAGAACTCTCCGGCATACTGGTACATCGCAGGGTGCGATCCGATTAGTCCGCCAAAGACGACGACCATCCGTGCGGCGAACACCGGACTCGACAAAACCGCTCCGGCGATCATCCCGAAAGGGCTCAAGATCACGAAGTGCCCGAGCGCAGACCCGAATGGGCGGTGGAAAGCCACGCAAGCCCCCCAAGTCGTCAACAGCCAGGAGTCGCGCCCATGGGCAGCCGCGCTTACTGCGAGAAACTGACCAAGAAATACACGTCCGGGCAAATGGACGCATCGGACAAGGAAATACTGCGTGTGATCGAGTATGCGGAGACTGGCGTGTCAGCCAAGGCCGTAGCCATTGAGGTCGGGCAGGCTCACAATACAGTCGGGTCGAAGCTGCGCGTGATGAAAAACCTAGGGCTGATCGGCAAGGTCGGAGAATCACACTATGCAGTGTGGTGTACGTTGGATAGAGTCGAAGTGATCACATACTTGATAGACGAGCGGCATCTAGAGTCAGCAAAGCGCAAGGGGGCGCACGCTGTCCGTGCGTTTTTGGCCCGACGCGGCCGGTCTGACGACTGGATCAAGCGCCCGAGCGTCGAGCGGTCAATGCAAGACGAACCGGTTCAGATATGGCGCAAGGCCGGAGAGTGGGCCACGCTGCCTATCCGTGGGCCGGTGAGCGTGTGGGATCTGGCATGACAGAACCCATCGACCCGCAAAAGCACCTAGCCCGCATGTGGGAGACGGCGCCTAAGCTGGCGCAAGCCAAGGCAGACAGGATCTACATTGAGGAATTCCGCAAAAGCCTGAAGGCAAGGCTCATGAAAGAGTGCGAAGAGTCGGCCATAGGCGCACAGGAGCGGGAAGCCTACGCGCATCCTGACTATGTGGCACACCTAGAGGCACTACGGCACGCGGTGCAGGCAGAGGAGCAACTGCGCTGGCGGATGGTCTCGGATCAGGCTGCGGTCGAGGTGTGGCGGTCGATGGAAAGTTCGGCAAGGGCGATGGATCGAGGCACAAGGTGAGGAGCAAGAACCAGTCTCCCATCACAAAGCAAGAGCGCGAACACCTGGCAGCCGTCAAGGATCTGCCCTGCTCGATCTGCGACGCCCCAGGCCCATCGGACGCGCACCACATCAACCAAGGGCAGCACTTCACGACAATTGCCCTGTGCAAAGACTGCCACCAAGGGACTAAACTAGGCTGGCACGGCGAGAAACTCGCGTGGAGGGTGCGTAAGATGGACGAACTGGCGGCGCTTAACGTCACCCTGCGGCGTTTGATGGCATGACCCTGCCCGCCGACGTCACCAGATGCCGCCCGGCCGGAGTGTGCGCCGTCAAGGAAACATGCCTACGCTACACATCCCCGGTGCCTGACATGGGCTCGGTAAGCGATTTCCTCCTGACCCGCACCGCTCCCCTATGGCTGGACTGCAATGCCCGCATCCCGGTAAGCGATGCCGAGAAGTATCAGCCAGCGCCAGCGACGCCCAAAGCTAGACCGTGGCCAGGTGATGCATGAGACGCGCAGCCCGTACGGACGCTAACCAAGCCTCAATCGTCAGGGCACTAAGAGACGCAGGCGCATCGGTCTACATCATCAAGCTACCGACTGACCTACTGGTCGGATACCGTGGGCGAACCTTGATCGTCGAGGTCAAAGACGGCGACAAGGCGCCTAGTAAGCAGGCACTGACGAAAGTGCAAAGCGAATTCATGTCAACATGGCGAGGCGGGCCGGTGGCAACGGTCAATAGCGTGGAGAGCGCACTACGGGCGATAAACTGCCTATAATTCGGACACTTGGACAAGTGAGTGTGTGCTAACAACGCGCACAATACTAGTTAGGAATAGATCGCAATGCCGAAGGGCGTGAAATACGGCGGGCGGGCAGCCGGGACACCTAACAGGATCAACGCGGAATTTCGCGAGACCGTGCGCCGCCTGTTGGAAGAAAACGCACAGAATGTCGGCAGGTGGCTTACATTGGTGGCCGAGGGCGGTGGCGATATCAAGCCAGACCCAGGCAAGGCGCTAGACCTAATGGCAAGGCTCGCAGAGTACGCGGCGCCCAAGTTGGCCCGCACGGAGCATGTCGGCGAGAATGGCGGTCCGATACAGCACGGCGTGACACTGGTCGTCAATGGCATCGCCGCAGATCAGCGTTGATATCCCCGTAAAGCTGCTGCCGCTATTCAGGCCGAAGCGGTACAAGGTACTCTATGGCGGCCGCGGGAGCGCGAAGTCGTGGAGCGTTGCAAGGACACTAATCACAAAGGCGGCCGCCCAGCCGATCCGGGTTCTTTGCGCCCGCGAGACGCAGAAATCCATTCAAGAGTCGGTGCACCGGCTGCTGAAGGATCAGATAGAACTACTCGGCCTGTCTGACCGCTTCGAGGTGCAAGAGACGAAGATTCTCGGGCGCAACGGTTCGGAGTTCGTGTTCGTTGGCGTCCGGCAGCAGGGCGTGGCGAACATGAAATCGTTCGAGGGCGTCGATATCTGCTGGGTGGAAGAGGCCCACGTCGTCACCAAACGATCATGGGACGTGCTTATCCCGACGATTCGCAAGCCTGGCAGTGAGATATGGGTCACGCTTAACCCGGAGCTAGACACGGACGAGACCTATCAGCGGCTGATTCTCGACCCGCCATCGGATAGTTGGGTCGTCGCCGTGAACTACCACGACAACCCATGGTTTCCGCCGGAACTGGAGTCAGAACGGCTGCACATGCAGTCGCGCGACCCGATCAGTTACGCGAACATCTGGGAGGGGCAGCCGAGGGCGGCGGTCGAGGGCGCCATCTATGCAAACGAGATCGACCGATTGCTGCGCGAGAATCGGTTTACGTCGGTGTCCTACGATCCGATGCTCAAGGTCCACACTGTCTGGGATCTCGGCTGGTCAGATCAGACAGTTGTCCTGTTGGTGCAGCGCGCGGCGAGCGAGATCAGGATCATCGGCGCGCACATCAGCCAGTACGCGACCTACGATGACGATGTGGCCGCACTGCGAAAGCTGCCGTACAGGTGGGGCAAGGATTGGATGCCGCACGATGCGCGGGCCAAGAGCAAGGCCGCGGGCGGTCGGTCTCCTGAGCAGATCGTGCGCGCCCTAGGGCGCCAGGTAGAGATTGTCCCGGGCGATAGCGTCGAGGCCGGCATCAAATACACCAGAGACCTATTCCCGCGCCTGTGGGTCGATAAGGGCTGCGACGAGTGGATGAACGCACTCAAGCGGTACCGGCGACACATCTCTGCCGATGGAAAGCGCACGGGCGAGCCGGTGCACGACGACGCCAGCCACGGTGCGGATGCGCTGCGATACCTGGCGCTGGTCGCAGATCGCCTGTCCAATGAGGAGTGGGGCGGACAGAAAGACTTGTATCCTACTGATCTCGCAATAGTATGATTGATATATCCAGTTGGGCGAGACGGATAGAGGCGCGACTAGAGCGACTAGAGCGCATCATAGAAGCCCTGAAAGAGCAGCAGCGAACCCAGCCAAAGCGCGGCCCAGGACGGCCGAGGAAAGACGATAAATGGACATCCTCGCAGCCCTAGCGTATCAGGAGCGCGTCGCGCAGTCTCGTGGCGAGCTTGACGAAGAGCGCCGGGACGCCATCGATGCGTACCTTGGTCGCCCGTATGGAGACGAGACAGAACATCGGTCCAAGGTCGTGATGCGCGATGTCGCAGACACTATCGAATGGATCAAGCCGTCGCTTCTCAAGATCTTCGCGGCCAGCGATGAGGTCGTTTCGTTCGAGCCGTTTGGCCCCGAAGACGAAGAACAAGCTGCGCAAGAGACAGAGTATTGCAACTACGTCTTGATGACGAAGAATCAGGGTTTCCTAGTTCTTCACGACTGGTTTCATGACGCATTGTTGCAGCGTACCGGGTATGTCCTGGTCCGGGCCGTCACCAAGCGAGAGCACGAGCTGGAGCGCTATCGCGGGCTGACGGACGACGAGGTGGCGCTCGTGATGCAGTCCGAGGGCGCCGAGGTCGAAGAACACTCACAGCAGACGACGATCGACCAGACTGGGGCGCCCTATACCGTGCACGATGTCGCGGTGCGCCAGGTGCGCGAGTATTCGTGCGTCGAGACCGTCAACATCCCTCCAGAGCGTGTAATGGTGGCGCCGGACTGGCCGCACATGCATTTCGACGGCTGCCCGTTCCTCGAAGTCGTCGATTACTGCACCATCTCGCAACTGCGGGAAATGGGCTACGAGATCGACGACAACATCAGCGATGCGTCGGACAGCGAGGACGATCGCTTTGAGGAGGAGCTTAGAGCGGTTGACTACGGCGACGATTTTGGTCGCGACGAGATCGAAGCCGATCCTGCTACCCGCCGTGTGCGGGTGCGTTATGCATGGATGCGGTTCGACGAGGACGGCGACGGCGTCGCCGAATTGCGCCGGCTGGTGGTCGTTGGGTCGACGATCCTGGAGAACGAAGAAGACGACCTGATCCCGGTTGCAAGCCTGTGTCCTAGCCGGATGCCGCACGAGCATATCGGGCTGTCGGTGCATGATTGGGTGAAGGACCTCCAGCGTATCCGCACGGTCCTGATGCGCGGGTTCCTGGACAACATGTATTTGTCGATGTACCCACAGGTATACGTCGACAAGAACCGGGTAAATCTGGACGATCTGCTAGTCGTGCGTCCGGGCGGCATCCGTCGCGTCGATGGCATCCCGCAGCAGGCGGTGATGGAGCAAGTCATCCCTGACAAGGGCGGCCCGCTGATCGCTGCGCTTGAACTTGTCGATTCAATCCGCGAAAACAGGACCGGCGTCACCCGCTACAACCAAGGTCTAGATGCCAATACGCTGAACAAGACTGCGACCGGCATCCAGCAGATCATGTCTGCGTCGCAGCAGCGGATCGAACTGATCGCGCGGGTCTTTGCTGAAACCGGCGTCAAGTCGCTGATGCTGATCATTCACGCCATGTCGATCAAGCATGGCCGGCAGCAGGAAATGGTTCGTCTGCGCAATCGCTGGATACCGATCGACCCGCGCGGGTGGAAGCACCGCAGGGACATGACGGTATCTGTCGGCATCGGCACCGGCAACAAAGATCAGATGCTTGGGCACCTGATGATGATCCTGCAAGAGCAGAAACAGGCTCTAGGCGCTGGTTTGGCGAAACCGCAAAACCTGTATGCCACCCTGAAGCGGCTGACGCAGAATGCCGGCTTCAAGAACGCGGAGGAATTCTGGAGCGATCCGTCTATGACGCCGCAGCAGCCGCCGCAGGTTCCGCCAGAGGTGCAGCGCGAGCAGATGCGGATGCAGGCCGAAGCGCAAAAGGTCCAGTTTGAGGCGCAGCAGGCGCAACAGAAGGCGCAGGCTGACGCGGCACTAGAGCGCGAGCGGATGCAGATGCAGCTTCAGGTGGACCAGAACAGACAAGAGTACGAAGCGCGCCAGCAAGAGCACAAGGCGCAGCTTCAGGCGCAGCTGGCGGAAATCCAGCGCCAGGCTGACGAACGCATCAAGGCTGCTGAGTTGGAGTTCGAGCGTTGGAAGGTCGAATATCAGTCAGGGATCGAACTGCAAAAGACGAGCGCACAGATTGACTCTCAGCAGCAGATCGCGCGCATGAAGATGGTCGATGACATCAAGGCCGCCGTGATTGACGAGTGGCGCACCAGTACACCTAGCATCGTCCGAGATGCGACGGGGCGTGCGGTTGCCGTTGAGCGTGGAGGCGTAACGCGCAAGGTCAGGCGCGATGAGGCTGGCCGTGCAGTGGGGCTTGAGTGATGAAAACCGGCGTAGGTGGACGATTGGGGATCAGCGGCACGCTTGAGTGGCGCGACAAGGATGGGAACATCCTCGGCACTACCGAGTTGTCCGGTTCGGTCCCGCTCGAACAAGTTGAACTGATCGGCGAGGAAGCCGAAACGAAGGAGAAAGACGATGGCAATTACCTTGGCAAATGAGTGCCGCAAGGCGGCGTTGGACGGCATCACAGGGCTGCTGTCCGGTGGCGATATCCGTTTCGACTCTGCGGCTGACGCGGAGCTGGCGGTTCTTCCGCTATCGTGGGCGGCCGCATCGACTGCGAGCCCGAGTGTCGCGGTCGGGACGGCCACGGCGGACACGTCTGTCGCGCCCGGCACCATCACGAAGTTCATCATCCGCACCAGTGGCGCAGCGACGCGCATCAATGGCACGGTTGGGACTTCCGGCGCCGACTTGATCGTGACGGACAACGTGATCCCAAGCGGCGCGACCCAGGTTACGTCGACGGGCGGGATCTCGCTGTCGTTGCAACTGTCGTGATGCGTGCGCTCCAACTGCCTGATCTTCGCGCTGCGCCTGTACCGGCGCCTGCTGCGGCGCTGGGAGCGCAACCTGGACCGCGGGCTGCTCACGCCGCGGCCCCGCCTAGTGTGGCGCGGCTCGTTCATCGCGGGCGGCCCGTTCCATGTGCTGGTCGGCCGCGGCCGGCGCGACGGCACGCTGCGGGTCGTCAGCTACAAGCCGACCACGGCGGCCAAGCCGTTCCTCGTGGACGCGCTCGGCTTCCGTGGTCGCGTCGTGTGGGGCGACCCGCCGTGGCCCCCGCGACTGGATGCGCGCCATGACCTATGACCAGATCCAGCGCGCCACCGTCAAGGCCCTGCGTCGGCACCTGGCAGACGCTACTCCTTCAGAGGCGGAGATTGAGCGGCGACTGTCAGAAGTTGCGCACCGTGCTTCGCTTGAGCGAGCCAGGCTCCGTGCGGCTGGCCGACGAGATGGTCAGGCTGGCGAGACGGATCGACCCGAATGTGGATTGGCGCGTGGCGCCGGAAAGGAGACTGAATAATGGTATTCCGAGCCTCTAATATCGTCCCCCAAGCGGCTTATCAGACAGTCAAGTCTGCGGCGGTGCAACTGAAGCTCAACCTCCAGGGTGCCGTGTCACGCATGGCTTCGCAGAATACTGACTACGAATACTTGCGCGGCCTATATCAGGTGCTGAAGCGTGCGGATGACCAGTTCACGTCGCTCAAAACTACGCCCGGTCTTGCCGCTTTTGCGCAAGCTCAGGAGTCCGATCCGGCATATAACGTCGTGGCAGAGTTCACGACGATGCAGGACGCCATTAGTGGAGTCACCGCGTGGATGGCCACCAATCTGCCGCTGAGTGTCACTCTGCGGCCCGTAACGGAGTGGGGGTCTTCTGGCTCTCTCATTGCCACGGAATACACTCCGGCGCAGACGTTGCAGCTTCGCAATCGTCTCGATACTGTCATCGCCTCGATTGCCTAAAGGGCTGCCGTGGCCGCCGCTTTTGTTCAAAGCTCTCTGGATTACGTAAACTCAACTGTAACCAGTTTTGTGCTGACCTTAGTTGGCACGCCGACGGCTAATAACCTTCTTGTTGCTAGCGTGGGCGGGCGTAGCATTTCGGGCGATATCGGCACGCCTACCGGCTGGACTTTGCTTTACAGGGACAATGCTGGGGGCGCCGCGCACGCAGCATTCTACAAAATCGCAGATGGTACAGAAACGTCTGTAACTTTTACGTTTCCTGATGATTGTGAGCCGGTATGCGCTGTCCATGAATTTTCAGGGCTTGATGCGGTTTCGCCACTGGATCAAGTGAACATGACCGCCATCGGCGGCGCAACAGCTAGAACTGCTGGCCCTTTGACGCCTGCGTCTGCTCCCGGCCTAGCGTTCACATCAATGGGCGGTGAAATTAACTCCAATGCGGTGACCATAACCACGCCAAGTGAGTTTACTGCGCTTTCAGGTCGCTCAGTCTCAACATTTAACCCGTCGAATCGAGCGGCTCGTTTTTTCTACAGCACGACCGATGCCATATCAGCCGAGTGGCTAAGCTCACCGAGTCACGAATACGCTGCAGGGCTCGCCATATTTCTTGAGCCGAGCGGGGGCGCGTCTCTCCCCACCCTCACCGCCGCCAGTGCCATCAACATCGGCACAACCACGCTCACGCCGCGCGTGACTTTCACGACGAGCTAAGGCGATGGCGCAGACTTTCTATTGGGTCGTCGTTCCGAGCGGAGATTCCGCCTACGCGAACAACGCCACCGACGCAGCAAAGATCGCAGCCGGTAATCGTGTCGGCGGAACTGCCGCGCCGGCCAGTGGAAGCGAACCAGCAAGTGGCGCAACAAGCCCCCTCGACGGCGACCCAGGTGCTACCGGCCTGACGGCTGGCGCGTCCTACCGGGTCGCGTGGACGGTCTACGATGATGTCGCGCTGACCTACGGGGACGGGACGACGTTCCTGGTCGAGTCGGGCGTCGTCGTCACCACTGTTGATCTAGTCGCAAGTGCGATTGCCGTCTCTGGTACGGTCAGCGCGACCGGCGACATCCAGATCGGCACGTCTTTTGATATCTCTGCGACCGCGGTTGCAGTGTCTGGCGCGCTCACGACGAGCGGCGATATCGAGATCACTCCGCCGGGCGATTTGGACCTGGCCGCTGATCCTTTGGCGCTGTCTGGCGTTTTGTCGGTCAGCGGCGATATTGAGATCGGCACCAGTTTTGACTTGGCGGCGGACCCGCTGTCGGTAACTGGCGCGCTTTCAGCATCAGGCGATATCGAGATCGGCACGTCGTTTGACGTTTCAGCGTCTACGATTTCCGTGTCCGGCACGGTGGCGGTTTTTGGAGATATCGAGTCCAGCGTTGATCCGATTCTTGAGGTTGTCGCAGACCCGCTGTCGATCACGGGCACCATTTCCGCAAGTGGCGATATCCAAATCGGCACGTCGTTTGACCTTGCGACCGACCCGATTGCAATCACTGGCACGCTATCGGCGTCCGGCGATATCGAGATCGGAACTAGCTTTGATCTGTCGGCTAGTCCGGTTGCGCTAACAGGCTCGCTCTCGACATCAGGAGATATCCAGTCATCGACCGATCCTGTTGTAGTCGTCGCGCCTCGCAAGCGTGGCGGCGGCGTCAATAGGTTTGTCGAAGCGCGCAAGCGGCTACCAATGCCGTTCCTCGTGGACTGGCTGACGAACGACGAGCCAACAGAGGCGACGCAGCGCGTCATCAGAGAGATCAAGGCAGGCCGTCCTATTCCTCAGGATGCCAAACCGCCGAAGGGACCAGAGAACATCAGCCCGGCGCGGTTGGCTAGCGCCATCCTGCCGAATCGCGCCTATGCTTTCGATACCTGGCTAAGTGACCTGATAGTCACTTCGCGGGCAGTTGAGAAGGCCGTACAGATTGCGCGCGACAAAGACGACGAGGATATCCTCCTGCTTCTATGAAAGACGAAACCGAGCGGCGCGCAAGTGAAGCAGAGCGGCTTATGCGCGAGCCGTTGCTGATTGATGCGTTTGACGCTATCGAAGCCAGAATTGTGCAGGAGTTGCGCGTGACTGATGTCAGCGCACGGGACAAGATGCGCGATCTGGTCGTCACCATGCAGCTTTTGGGCGCGTTGCGAAAACATATCAATACACATATCGAAACGGGTAAACTCGCGGAATTGGCCAAGCCAAGCCTGTCTGACAAACTCCGACGGCTGGCAGCCTAAACAGGAGAGCGCGTAATGGAAGAAACCACCAATCCCGTCGAGGAAGTGGGGACAGATCCGGCCGATCGTCTTGCAGCATTGTTCACTGCGCCGCCAGAGGACGACGAAGAAGTCGTCGATGAGGCTGTTGAAGAGGAACAGGACGAAGATGGCGACGACGATGAAGTCGAGGAAGGCGAGAGTGAGCCAGCGCCAGAGGATGATTCCGAGGAAGTTACCTACGGCGACAAGCAATACAAGCTGCCGAAGGAACTAGCCGAAGTCGTCAAGAAGGCCGATTCTCTCCAAGCCGACTACACGCGCAAAACCCAGGATGTGGCCGATACCCGGCGCATCGTTGAGGACAAGAAGCAGTATCTCGAAGCCCAAGAGCTGATCCTTCAGCACGCATTTTCTGATGCGGCGGAAGTGCAGTCCATTCAAGCGCAGTTGCAGCAGTTCGACGCGCTGGATTGGAACTCACTCGTCGCCGAGGATGCGCAGAAGGCATTGCAGCTAAATCTAGCCCGGCAGCAGCTTCACCAGCGGCTGACGGAAAAGCAGTATCGGCTACAGCAGATCGTCAAGCAGGCCCAAGACGCCAAAGTCCAACATACCCGCAATCAGGCGGAATTGGGGATGGCCGAGGTGCAGCGACGAATCGGAAAGCTGGATGACAAGATGCGGGAAACGCTGATGACAGCAGCCCGGCAGTACGGGATGCAGGAATCGCACCTGATGGACCCGGTTGTTATTCATGCGCTAGCGGATGCGGCGAAGTGGCGGGCTCTTCAGAGTGGCAAGCCCGCGGCGGTGAAGAAGGCGCAACAGGCGCGACCGGCAGCGCAGCCGGCGGCGCGCTCTACGGCGCCGAGCAATGAACAATCGCGGTGGAACGAACAGCGGTCAGCGTTGAAGAAAACCGGCCGCCAGGATGTCGCCGCCGCGCTCCTTAATCGAATCGTGAAAGGATAGAGAAATGACTACCCCTACCGGACAAAACAAGACCTACGGGCGCATCGGGCGCAAGGAAGATGTCCATGACATCATCTACGACATCTCGCCGACAGAGACGCCAGCGATGCAGATGGCGAAGCGGCTGACCGCTCGCAACACGTTGCACCAGTGGCAGACGGATTCGCTCGCTGCGGCGGCCGCTAACAACGCGGTTGAAGGCGCAGATGCGACGTTCGCCAGCGCGACGGCAACGACGATGCTCGGCAACTACACCGCGATCAGCACCAAGACAATCAGCGTGTCGCGCACCGCTGACAGCGTGGCGAAGTACGGCCGCGCGACCGAGCTTGGCTACCTCGTTGCCAAGTATGGCAAGGAACTGAAGCGCGACATCGAGTTCATGCTCGTTGGCGGGCAGGCGTCCTCGGCCGGCACGGCATCGACGGCTCGCTACACCGCCGGCTGGCGCGCGATGATCCAGAACTACGCGCTTTGCACCGGCACGACCGTGACCGGGGGCACCGTCTTTCCGTATTCCAGCGGCTGGACGGCGATGTCCGACTCGACGGCATCGACGATGCTTGAGGCCGACCTGAAGAACGCGCTTGAACTGGCGTGGACTGACGGCGGCGCGACCGATACGATCCTCGTCAACTCGAAGCAGAAAAAGCGCCTCGCCACGTTCGGCGGCGCGACGGCGTTCGAGGGCTTCTCGACGAACAATGGACGCACGGCGCAGGGCGTTGTCATCGGTGGCGTGGACATCTACGTTTCCGACTACGGCTCGCACAAAGTCGTGATGGATCGCTTCTTGGGCCAGACGGCTGTTCTGTGCCTGGACAGCGAGTACACCGGCATCGCCTGGCTCGACACCATCAAGGTCGAGGACATCGCGAAGGTCGGCGACGGTCGGCGCAAGCAGCTGGTGTGCGAATGGGCGGCTGTGCTCCAGAACCCTGACGCGCACGCGCAGCTGATTGGGTGCGCCGTGACCTAAACGGTACGGGGGCTTCGGCCCCCGTTTTTCCATGCTCAAGATTCACCAAGACATCACCCAGGACGGGCTCGTCACCGAAATGTGGTCGGACGGCGACGACTTGCACGTCAGGCACTCACAGGACGCGGAACCGGCTTTTGAGGCGGTGCTCCAGTCGCGCAACGACGGCAGCCACTGGCAAAAGGGCGTCAAGCAGGGGATGGTCCATGCTTTTCACATTCCCAGCGGAGTCGTAACCGAGCTGTTCGGGATCGGAATCAATGTCTACCAGGCGCCGATGAAAGACATCAAGGCGGGACTGATGAAGCTCAATCGCTACACGGCGTGCGACATGACGGGGAAGCGGCTTGTCTGACGCGCTATCAAGAGCGGCGGCGGTCGCTGAAGAAAACCCAGAGTTGGCGATTCAGCTTTGCATGCAGTACCTGCGCGAGAACCCGGAGAGCGCGCCGGGGTTCACGTTGGGCGGCGTGCTGCACGCACGGGCCGGCATCGAAGCTGTGGCGCTGGCGTTCTTCGAGCGCGCCGTGAAGCTGGTCCCGCGGGCCGAGACCTGGAACAACTACGGCAGTCAATGCCACACGGTCAAGCTCACGCAGCAAGCGCGGCAGGCGTTCGAGCGCGCGCTGGCGATGACGGACGATCCGCGCAAGCGCGCCGTCTATATGTGCAACATGGCGGCCACCTACACCGACGACGAACAATACGCGCGTGCTCTTGAGTGGATCGGGAAAGCCGAAAAGCTCGATCCAGATTGCCCTAACCTGTCTCAAGTAGCGCGCTTTCCGTACCTGGCGCTAGGCGACTGGCGCAACGGCTGGCGGCATTGGCGCTCGACCATCGGCACCAAGCATCGGAAGTGGCTCGACTTTGGCGGCGCCGAATGGGGCGGCGAGCCGACCGGGACGCTGGTGATATACGGCGAGCAGGGCATCGGCGACGAGATTGCCTACGCGTCGTGCATCGAAGATTGCCGGCCGCTGGCCGAGCGCGTCATCATCGAATGCGATCCGCGGCTCGAAGCGCTCTACGCGCGGTCATTTCCGTGGGCGACCGTCTACGGCACGCGCCGCGGCGATAGGGGGTGGCTAGAAAGCGTTCGGGTGGATGCACAGGTGCCCGTGGGCAATCTGCCTAGCTATTTCCGCCCCGAGCCGGCCTCGTGCCCAAAGACGCCATATCTGGTGCCTGACCCAGAGCGCGTTCTGATGTGGCGCGCGTTGTTCGCATCGTGGGGCAAGCCTGTAGTCGGGCTGTGCTGGTCCGGCGGCCGTTTCGAGTCGCAGCAGCAGCTACGGCGGGTCGGTCTGGATGCATTCATGGAATACATGGGCCGGCGGGATGCGGTCTATGTCTCGCTGCAATACACGGACCCGCGCGAGGAAATCGCCGAGACAGGGCTGCCGGTGCGGTTCTTCAGCGAGTGCTTGTCCGAGGCTAACTACGATGAGACGGCGGCCCTAGTGGCGGCCCTGGACGACATGGTTGGCATCCATACGTCTGCACACCACGTCCGCGGCGCGATGGGCCTGCCGTCGACGGTCCTAGTCCCGTCGCCGCCGATGTGGCAATACGCGCACGGCGACGGGATGCCGTGGTACGCGGGACAGCGGTATCACCGGCAACGCAAACACGAGCGTTGGATTGATTGTGTCAACAGGTTGGGGGTTTGATGGGAATTACGGACAGGATCGACAACATCACGCGCATCGCGCCGCAGTATCGGGGCGAGATCATCCCGGCGCCGAAGTCGGTGAAGATCGAGATTACGGCGACGTGCAACTACGAATGTTCATTTTGCGTGAAGTCGATCCGCAACGACGACGGGCACATGGATCGTGCGTTGTATCGCCGTCTGCTGGGCGAAATGCGCGCCGCGGGCGTCGAAGAGCTGGGCGTCTTCTACATCGGCGAATCCTTCACCTGCAAATGGCTTCCCGATGCCATCCGCGAAGCGAAAGAAGCGGGATTCCCGTATGTGTTCCTGACGACGAACGGCAGCGCGGCGACGCCTGACCGTGTGCGTGCGTGCTTCGATGCTGGGCTGGATTCGCTGAAGTTCTCGATCAACTTCCACAGCGCCGGGCAGCTTGCCGAGGTTGCGAAGGTCTCGCCCCGGTACTGGCAGCGCGCTATCGACAATCTCAAGGCGGCGCGGCGCATCCGCGACGAGGGCGGCTACAAGTGCGGCATCTATGCCTCGTCGATCAAGTTCGACGGGGTGCAGGGCGAGGCGATGCAAGAGGTCATCGACGACATCGCTCCGCACTGTGACCAGACCTATTGGCTGCCGCTGTACGGCATGAGCGGCGCGAGCAAGGCCGCCGGCTGGAAGCCTCAACCCGGGAACCCGGGGCGGCTGGAGGCCATGCGCGACCCGCTGCCGTGCTGGGCCGTGTTCACCGAAGGGCATATAACGCATGACGGAAAGTTAGCGGCGTGCTGCTTCGGAGACGGGCTCGACGGCGGGTTGATCATGGCCGACCTGACAGAAGTCGATTTCATGACGGGCTGGAACTCGGTACAGTATCAGCATCTTCGCCGGGCGCACCTAGCCCGGGATGTACGGGGGACGGCGTGCGAGTCGTGCGCCGCAGCGTGATGCGATGCAAGCGATAGATGTTCTACAGGCGGCCTCGAATGCGGTAGCCGGCAACGTCACCGGGCCGGTCGATATTCTTTCGCTGCTGATGCGAAAGATCGGCGTCCCGGTGCCGGAGAACGCTATCGGCTCGTCGCAGTGGGCGCGCGAGCAGGGGCTGCTGCGGGACGTTGACGATCCATACGCGCGAGCGGCGGGTGAGTCGCTTGGCATCATCGCGCCGATGGTCGCGGCCGCGAAGGCGCCGCAGATTGCGCGCGGGCTACTCAAGGCGGGCGACAACCTGGCCGCGCCGCGGATGCTCGATCCGCAGACTGGCGCTATCGTGTGGCACGGCTCGCCGCACAAGTTCGACAAGTTTGACAGCAGCAAGATCGGCACGGGTGAGGGCGCGCAGGCTTACGGGCATGGTCTGTATCTGGCTGACTCTCCCGCTGTGGCTAAGGGTTACGCAGACACGTTGAGCCAATACCACATTGCTACAAAAGACGGCGTTAAAGCGGGCGGAGATTTTGCGGACTTTTTGGTGGCAAACGCTGGACAGTATCCGGCGTCTCTATCATCCGCAATTCGCTCGCAAGCGAACAAGATAGCGACTGATTTGGCAAACGGAAAGCCTGCTGATCTGGTCATTTCGTCAATGCGGAATGGCCCATATGCGCGCATGTATGCCGGTCTTGCGGACGCAGTAGAAAAGCTAGCACCAACAAAAGCCGGTGGTTCGCTCTACAAAGTCGATCTCCCAGACGAGAAGATCGCCCGTATGCTGGATTGGGATGCTAAGTTGAGCGATCAACCAGCAATGGTTCAGCAGCGCATATACGATTCAATGATCGACGCAGGATTTGATAAGCCGCTTGTCAATCACATTCTTAATAACAAGACAGGCGCGGAACTTTTGAACGAGTTGGGTGGCAGGTTGGCAGTTCGCAATCCGTCGCCTATGTCTGGGAGCGCACAAGCAAGCGAGTTCGTCAAAAAGGCAGGCATTCCCGGAATCCGCTACCTAGACGGCGGCTCCCGTGGTGCAGGCCAAGGAACGCGCAATTACGTCGTGTTCCCGGGCGAGGAAGCGTTGCTGACGATCCTCGAACGCAACGGCATCCCGCTACCATGATCCCAATCTTCACCGGCTTCGACGAGCGCGAGGAAGTCGGCACGCATGTATTCCAGTCGTCGGTACTGCATAACGCCACACATCCGGTAGCGTTTGTACCGCTGCGGATCGAGCTGTTCCGGGACTACTTCGGCGACAAGCGCGGCAGCAACGCTTTCACGTTCACGCGGTTCCTGATCCCGTGGCTGCAAGACTTCCGCGGCTGGGCGATCTTCGCGGATGCGGCGGACATGCTTTGCCGGGCTGACATTGCCGAGCTATGGGCGCTGCGGGATGAGTACAAAGCCGTGCAGGTAGTGCAGCATGATTACATGACGCGGCATCCGCGCAAGTACGTCGGGACGCCGATGGAGTGCGACAACCTCGACTACGCGCGCAAGAACTGGGCATCACTCATGCTCATCAACTGCTCGCATTTCTGGTGGCGCGAGATGCGGCCTGAAGTCGTCGAGGGCATGACGCCGATGCATCTGCTCCGGTTCGATTTCCTCAAGGACGAACTGATCGGTGCGCTGCCCGTCGAGTGGAATTGGTTGTGCCAAGAGCACGGCGAGAACCCTAATGCCAAGATCATTCATTACTCCATTGGCATCCCTGGGTTCGATTCCTACAAGGACGCACCGCATGCCGACGAATGGCGGGCTGCGCTGGAAAGGATGCAAAGTGTTTGTCACGGATGACTACCGAGAACAACAGGCGGCGCTGCATGCCACCGGAACCTATGGCGTCATGGGCCGCAGTTTCGGGCCGTTGGTGTCCCGTATCGCCGAGCAGCACGGATGCTCGACGCTGCTTGATTACGGCTGCGGATCGCGACAATCCCTGCGATCCGGGCTTGTGTGCCAGATCGAATATTGCGGCTACGATCCGTGCGTAGTAGACTACGCGTGCGAACCGCACCCGGCCGACATGGTGGCCTGCATCGACGTTCTGGAGCACGTCGAGCCGCAGTTTACCGTTGATGTCATCCGAGACATTCGGCGACTTACGCGAACCGTCGCGATAGTCTCGATCCACACCGGGCCAGCGCAGAAAACGCTACCAGATGGGCGCAATGCCCATATCGTCCAGCGCCCAGCGCGTTGGTGGTTGCCCAAGTTCTGCGAAGGGTTCGACATCCGGGACATGGGGCGCACGCCGGGCGGGTTCTATCTCGTCTTGGAGCCCGAATGAACTACGGACAGCTGAAGTCAAACATCGCGGCCTGGCTGCATCGGGAGGACTTGTCTACCGTTATCCCGACGTTCGTCGCGCTTGCCGAAGCCGACATTCGGCGCACCGTTCGAGTGCGAGCGATGGAGACGCGCGATACGGGCACGACGACGGGCACGATCACGCTAGGCGATGACTTCATACAGGTGCGGCAGTTCATCATAGGCGACATTCCGCTGCTGTATTCACCGCCTCAGGAGTGGCACACCTATAACGACAACAGCGGCAAGTACCGCTACACGATCATCGGCGATACGCTCTACAGCGCGGCCGGCAGCTATCAGCTTGACTACTGGGCAGCCTTCGATGCGCTGTCTGCCGATGGCGATACGAATTGGCTGCTGACGAATGCGCCTGATGTGTACCTGTTTGCCGCCCTGAAGCAAGCGGCCATATACACACGCGACGATGCGATGGCGCAGCAGATGGCGGGCGAATACATGGCATCCGTTAGGCACGTCATGAACCTGGAAACGGCGTCGCGTATCGGCTCGGTGCTTCAAATGCGTAGCGAGGTGGTGGAATGACGGTGCCCTATGCAGACAGGTTCGATCTCGTCGAGAACGGGCAATTTCGCAAGCGCATTCAATACGCTGTGTGGGTCGCGGCACGCGGTGTAGTGACTGATGGCAGCGCTACGTCAGGACAGAAGGAAAAGGCGCGGGTGCTGCTTCGCGGCGTTCTCGATGCCGATATCATGCGCCGCGTGGCAATCGCATGCGTCGCTGATCCGGTAGTCGGCGGCGCAGGGTTTGAGGCGACTGACGCCGATATCCAATCCGTTGTCGATAGCGGCATTGCCGCGATGGTGACATGATCTTTGCCCCTGATTCGCCTGCGAGCGCGCCGGGCGTGCTGCTGGAAGTCAACATGGCCCCGACAAAGCGGGGCTATGCGGCCGCGCCGTCGTGGCAAGACGCTGGATACGCCGATCTTGCCGCCGCATCAAACGGCGCCGCACTGGTGAACAAACTGGGCGGAACGCGGAGATTGTTCGCTGGCACGACAACTGCGCTATATGAAGGCTCGGGCGGCACTTGGACGGATCGTTCTCGTGGGACGGCATATAGCACGGGCGCGGTGCGGTGGCAGTTCGCGCAATACGGCGACCTGACCTACGCGACGAACATCAGCACACAGCTGCAGGTATCAAGCACGGCCGCGTTCGCGGATGTCGCAAACGCTCCCAAGGCCGCGTGCATGGACACTGCCTCGGGCTTCCTGATGCTCGGCAATTGCGACGACACGAGCACCGGGCTATCGACGTCCTACGGGCTGCAAGAGCATCGTTGGTGGTGTTCGCAGTTGTTCAACCCGTCAGGGACGTGGGCGCCTGACATCACAACGCAGGCGACCTCAGGACTCTTGGTCTCATCGCCGGGCCCGATTGTTGCCGTAAAGGCACTAGGCGACCAGATCGTCTATTACAAGTCGCAGGCGATGCACGTCGGATCCTATGTCGGCACTCCAGAAGTGTGGCGCTTCGAGCGCGTCCCTGTGGCGGCCGGAGCCGTGTCGTCCGAGGCGGTGGTGGCGGTCAATAACGTCCACTATTTCATCGGACAGGATGACATCTGGCGGTTTGACGGGTCGCGTCCGGTGCCCATCAGCGACGACATCAGAGAGTGGTTCTTCGGCGAGGAGGTCAACAGCGCTTATCTGTACCTTATCGCCGGGCAGCACGACCCAACGACATCGACGATCTGGTGGTGGTATCCGAGCGGAACAGACATCAAGCTGACCGCCGCACTGGTGTACAACTACCAGTCAAACAAGTGGGGCCGAGTCGATCTAGCGCTGACGGCACCACTGTACGTCGTCAGGTCGGCCGTCACCTATGACTCTCTCGGCTCGGAGTATTACACCTACGATGATCTGCCGGAGATTGCCTACGATTCGCCATTCTGGAACTCTGGGAAGGAACAGGTTGGCGGGTTCGTAAGCACGACGCTGTACACGCTGACGGGGACGCCCGGCGCATCGTCTTTCATCACTGGATGGGTAGGGGATGCGGATAGGTGGTCGCTGGCTGATCGCGTCAGACTACGGTATAGGACGAAGCCGACGAGCCAGACGCTGGAGGCGCGGGCATTGGACGAGCTTGGGGCGACCCTGACGTCAAAGTCCTGCACGCATAACGTGGATCGGTTCGACCTGCTACAAAACGCGCGATGGCACCAGCTAAAGGCAACATTTACAGGTCCGGTCGAAGTCGAAGACATCGCCGCCAGGTTCAAGCCTACAGGGTATGAATAAGGTCAAGCCATCACCGCAACTCACGGATGACGCGCGTATGTTTCGGGCGCGTCTTGAGGATGTTTTGCGGCAGCACGCGGACGCGCTGAATCAAGCCGCTGGCGGGCAACTTCACAATGTCGTATCCGTGTCTGCATCGTATGCAGCGGGGACGGCGGATCACATCATCCTCGTATCACCGGCCGGGACACTCACGGTAACGCTCCCGGCCGCGCTAGATATGCTCGGGAAGCGGGTTGTCGTGAAGCGAGCGAACAACACGACGCACGTCGTCACGATTGACGCGTCATCTGGAACGATCGACGGAGCGGCATCCGTAACGCTCACGACGGCGTGGCAGAGGCGGGAGGTAGTGAGCGATGGCAGTAACTATTTCGAGGTGACGTGATGGCGTATTCGGCGCAAGATATCCGGGAGTTTTTGACGCAGCAGGGGCTTGTTGGGCCGAACGGCAACGCTATCGACCCGGCCGGCATATATGCGGCCGCGAGGCAATACGGCGTTGCACCCGCTGAGCTTGATACCGCGATGGGGTGGAATCCTGGCGATGCCCAGAACTGGATCAATCAGCAGGGTCTGGCCACGACGGACACCGGCACGACGACGCCAGGCACGGTAAGCCTGGCCAACGCGGTCAATCCGGTGCAGGCACGGTCGGCGGCCGGCGTCGCGCCGCTACAGGCTGCGCAAGCATCGAACCCGTACATTGGGCAGACGACGCAGCAGACGTCGGCGAGTCAGTACATGGGTCAGACGACGCCTGGGGCGTCGATGTCAAACCCGTACATGGGCCAGACCGGAGGGTCTGTGTCGGCGCAGAATGCTGGCGTCGAGCGTAACGCGCTCGCGGGTGTCGATAACCCGTATCTGACGCGCGCCATTGACGCGGCATCACAGGACGCGGCGCGTAACTACAACTTGACGGTTGCGCCGCAGCGTCAGACTCAGATGCAGCAGTCCGGCGCTTTCGGTAATACCGGCGTGCAGCAGATGCAGCTTGAGGACCAACGAAACCTGCAAAACACGCTAGGCAACATCGCTACCCAGGCAAGGTATGGCGACTACGCGCAGCAGCTAGGACTTGCCGAGAACGCGGCGGCGCGCGGCACGCAGGCGAACCAGTTCAACGCGGCGCAGAATCTCGGCGCGCAGCAGTTCAACGTCGGCGCAAGGCAAGCCGATCTTGCGCGTAACCTTGGTGCTGCCAATCAGATCGGCATGTTCAACGCCGGCCTGGCTCAGAACGACCTGGCGCGGAACCTCGGTGCAGACATGCAGCGGCAGCAGTTCAACGCGGGACTTTCGCAAGCCGATCTTGCGCGCAACAGTAACGCGGCGATGGGGCTCGGGACGTTCAATGCCGGGCAGGCCAATCAGCTCGGCATGTTTGGTGCGGGGCAGCAGCAACAGAACAACCAGTTCAATGCCGGGCAAGCAAACAACCTAGGTCAGTTCAACGCCGGGCAGCAGCAGCAGCGCAACATGTACAACGCTGGCGCGCAGAATCAAGGAAACCAGTTTAACGAGAACCTTGATTTCAACATCTACAACTCCAATGCCAACGCAGCAAACATCGCAAACACCAATCAGTTCAACTTCTTGAACTCCCTGCTAGGACTCCAGGGACAAGGCGCGGGGCTGGCCGGCAATATGTACATGCAGCCGATGAACCTGTACGGTCAGTTCGCAAATCAGGCCATGGGCTTCGGCGGCATGGGCGGGACAAACACGCAGCCGACGAGCGGGAATCCGTACCTAGGCGCAATGGGCGGGATGCAACTGGCGGGCTCGTTGTTCGGCGGCTAGCCGTACGGCTTTGGGCCTTGATAGATAAGGAGATAGAGATATGTGGGAACAACTCGCAGGGGCCGCGCTAGGTGGCCTGTTGTCGTCTAGCGGCGGCTCGCAAAAGTCTACTAATTCGCCGTGGACACCGGCAAAGCCGTGGCTAAAGAGCCTGATCGGGCAGGGACAGGAGCTGCAAGATCAGTACATGGCGGAGCCGTTCAGTCAGCAGCAACGGGATGCGTTCGGAAACCAGTTCGGGTTACTCGACTTCATGATGCAATCCGCTCCGGGGATCATGGAGAACTACGGCCTTCTCGGTCGTGGTTATGACCGAAACGCAGAGAATAGAACGCAGACAGGATTTCAGCCCATGAGCATGCAGATGCCGTCATTCGCTCCATTGAGCGCGCAGATGGGCCAATCGCAGACGGGGCTATTGTCCCCTACGTCCTCCCCCACATTGGCCCAGACAGTCACGTCGAACGCGCAATTCGCACAGAACACGCAAGACGCTGAGGCCGCGCAGCTACAGGAAAAGGCGCAGTTGCAGCGAGAACTTGACGAATGGCTACGCATGATCGGCGGGGGAGCGTGACATGGAGGCAGACGTTGCGAAGACGCTGAACGCGTGGAGCACCACGGCGGGCAGTAATGCGCCGTCGGGCGCTACAGCCATCAGCACGAACCTGGACGACAACCTGCGCGAAATGCAAGCAGTCGTCCGGCAGCTTGCCGCGTCCAACACGCTCGCGGCGGCGACGACGACGGACTTGTCAACGGTCGATGCGACGTTCATCACCCTGACTGGGACGGCGGCCACCATTGCCGGACTAGGCACGCTGACGGCCGGGATGTACAAGTGGGTCGTGATGAACGCGGCGCACACGCTGACGCATAACGGCACTTCGCTGATCCTGCCGACTGCGGCAAATATCACTGCGGCATCTGGCGACGTGGCGATGTTCGTGTCTCTCGGGTCCGGTAACTGGCGATGCCTGTCCTACCTGCGCGCCACTGGCAAGCAGGTCTTGGACACGGCGGCGCTGCTGTCCGAACTGGGTGCGGCCGCGGCGGCAAACACGATATCGAATACCGACTACGCGCAGACGTGGCAGTGGAAGCTGACCACGGCCAGCAAGCAAGCACTTAGCCTGACTGAATCCGCCGCATCGACGGGCGCGAACTCGGTTTTGTTCGACATCGAAACGCTCGCAGCGAGCACGGCATATCCGATCAACATCACTGCGCGTGGCTCAAATATCCTGACGGTCAAGGAAGACGGTGAAGTTTTTATTGCTGCGGCAATAGATCAGGATATTCGCATTGGTCAAGTGCCAACAGGGCCAGCCGCAGTAGGAGGAGGCGTCACGGGTAATAGAGCCGGCGACATCATCATTGCCGGCCAAGGTTCGCAGGATGGCGACGGTGGCGATATTGTAATCACAGCAGGTAACTCAATAAGCGGAACGAGCGGCAGCATTTCGCTGTCGGCAGGACTTACAACAACTAATGCTGGGAATATCGGCCTTACAGGATCGTCTGTAAACATTACTGCTGGTGACAGGGTGGTGTTTGTGGATTCGACGCTGACCGTTAGCGGGGGCACGAATCACACGCCAACGATCAATACAGGCGGCGGCAGCGGTGCGGCAATTACCGGGTCAGATGCGTGTTTTCAGGTGACGTTCGGGTCAGGTGATCCGACAAGCGTGACGGTGGATTTCGGAACGGCGTATGCCGCCGCTCCGATGGTGATTGCGACGGGAACGCAGTCCGGGCAGATTATTCACGTTGCGGCAGTCAGCACGACGCAGGTGCAGATTTCATCCAGCACGGCATTTAGCAGTGGAACGAAGGTCAATGTGCTGTGCATTGAGGAGGCGTAATGCTTGACTTCACCAAGCTCCTGAGCGATGACGGGGCGCGCCTTGGTCTGTCGCTTCTCGCGGCCGCATCGCCAACGGTTAGGCCGGCCGGGTTCGGCGAGCGCCTGGCTCAGGGCGTCGGCATGTTCGACCAGTGGAAGCAAGGCAGGGACGATGCGAAGTCGAAAGAATCGCAGCGCGCCATGCAGGCGCGGCTGATCGACATGCAGCTACAGCAGGCGCTGGCACAGCAGGCGGCGGCCAAGAGGGCGCAGGAACAGCAGGCAATCGACGAAGGGCTGATCCGCGGCCAGGCGCAGGGGCTCGGCCCTGGCGGCATGGGGCCAGCGGCGCCGGATCCTCAGTTTGATCCGCGCGCATTCATGGGGGGCGGCGGATCGCTCGGCGGGCTGCAGCAGCTGCTGGGGGTGCAACGAGCTTTGAACCCGGCCGAGGAAGCCTATACGCTGGCGCCGGGGGCCAGGCGCTATCTGGGCGGGCGCGAAGTCGCGGCGAACCCTGTCGAACAGAAGCTCGATGCGATGATTGTCACCGGCACCGATGGCAAGCCGATGGTGAATCCGCTGTGGGTGCAAGCCAAGAAGGCGACGCAGGCGCCGGGGACGGTAGTCAACGTCGGTGCCGGGCAAAAGGACGCAAACTGGGGCACGCCTCCGAAGGACTACGTATGGGCGCGGGATGCGGCCGGCAACGTGATGACCGAGCGCGACCCAGGTAGCGGCGCATTCAGGCCGATCGCTACGCCTATCGGCGGCAGCAAAGACGAGCGCGCGGTGTCAACCGAGAAGCGGCAAGCTGCCGACAAAGCCGCACGGGCGTACACCACAATCGATCAGATGCTCAAACATCCGGGGCTTGATACGGCAGTCGGGCTGAGCGGCCAGATTGACCCGCGGAATTACCTGTGGGGCAATGAATCTCAGGGTGCGTTAGCGCTCATCAAGCAGGCGCAGGGGCAGGCATTCTTGCAAGCCTTCGAGTCGCTGAAAGGCGGCGGGCAGATCACGCAGATCGAAGGCGAGAAGGCGACGGATGCAATGGCCCGCCTTCAGCGCGCGCAGTCTGACAAGGATTTCCGCGCTGCTGCAGAAGAACTGAAGCAGATTGCCGCGCGTGCGTATGAACGCGCAACCGGCAAACGCATCACCGAAGGTCCGACGCTGGCGCCGATGGGCGATGCGTCCTTGGATGACCTCCTGAAAAAATACGGGAACTGACATGGCAGACCTGGCGCAGCTTGAGCGCGCGTTGCGAAACGCTGACGCGGCCGGCGACATGGACGCCGCGCGTAGGCTGGCGCAAGCCATCGTGCAGGCGCGATCTGTGCCACAGGAGCCTATGTCTGCAACAGACCGTTTCGGTATGGGCCTTGCCGACCCGATCCAGGGTGGCGCGCAGTTGCTTACGAAGGTGCTGCCTGATTCCGTCGTCAGCGCCGGCAATCGTCTTAACAACTGGATCGCCGACAAGACTGGCCTTGTCGCTCGCCTTCCGGCTGGTGGCGTAGATCAGCAGACGCGCGAGCGCGAGGCGGCGTATCAGGCACGCAAACCTGAAGGGTTCGATTGGGCTCGCTTGAGCGGGAACATTCTGAATCCAGTCAACGTCGCGCCCGGTTCTTTGGCAACTCGCGCAGGAACGCTAGGCGGCAGGATGGTTGCGGGGGCCGGGCTTGGAGCGGCATCGTCCATGCTGGCACCGACAGCAGGCGATGATTTCTGGTCCGACAAGGCAAAACAGATGGCGCTAGGCGCGGCTGTCGGTGGTGCCGCGCCGGCCGTTGTCGCGGGCCTTGGGCGCGGGATCAGCCCGCGAGCGTCCGTCAATCCTGACCTTGAGCTACTCAAGGCGTCAGGCGTCCGGCCGACCATCGGTCAAACGCTTGGAGGATGGGCAAACCGAGCCGAGGAAAAGCTGCAAAGCGTGCCCATCATGGGAGACGCCATTACGTCGGCCAGGAATCGTGCGGTCACTCAGCTAAACCGCGCTGCCATCAACCGAGCGACGGCGCCCATTGGCGTGCAGATTGACGACGTCGGGCAAGAAGGCATCAAGAAAGCCGGAGACGCGCTTTCGCAGGCGTATGACGATGTGCTTTCTGGGCTGAAGTCGATCAACTTCGATCAGCAGTGGCGGCGTGACTTCGGCCAGCTCAAGAGCATGGCTAAGGCGCTCCCGCAAGGCGTGCGCGGCACCTTTGCGCAGAAAACCAAGTCTCTGATTGAAGACCGCATCTCGAAGGCCGGCGGCATGACGGCCGAGACGATGAAGCAACTCGACAGCGAACTAGGGACGATGGCGCGTCGATACTCAAGGTCTGCGGTTGCTAGCGAGCAAGAGTTAGGCGACGCATTCCTACAAGCCCAAGCGATGCTTCGCGATCAGGTGGCCCGCAACAACCCAGCAGCCGCAGAGTCGCTCAAGCGCATCAATGAGGGATGGGCTAACCTTGTCCGCGTCGAGGGCGCCGGCAAAGCAGCTATGAACAACGAGGGGTTGTTTACGCCGGCCCAACTCAATCAGGCGATCAGGACCGCAGACAGCAGCGCCAGAAAGCGAGCGGCTGCAAGGGGAACGGCCCTGATGCAGGATCTTGGAACGGCGGGACAGCAAACGCTAGGCGGGCGGGTGCCGAATAGCGGGACGGTTGACCGACTGCTACTCGGTGGCGGTGCATTGGGCGCCGGTGCGATCAACCCGCTTATCCCGGCTGGACTGATCGCTGGCGCCGGTGCCTACTCGCCCCCAGTGCAGTCGCTACTGCGCGGACTTGTATCGGCGCGCCCACAAGCGGCCGAGACGGTACGCGGCCTGCTCAATCAATCCTCGCCCATGTTCAGCCCGGCATCGGGCCTGCTCGCTCTTGAGCTTCTGGAATAGCAGATACCAGAACACAGCCCCGAGCGACATCCCGAGCGCGCGAATCAGTGAATCATCCATCCGTCAAACCCTACCACATTAACCAAACAATCCGGCGAACTCGTTTGCGTAAGCTGGTAAGCATGTGATTTCGTAAAGTAGCCACTGAACCCAACTCACGCGAGGCTAATCATGACGACCAAGACCTTCATCCTGCGCTCGATCGACTTGTCGCCGGGCCTTGGCAACGCACACGACGGCGTGCCTTTCCGGCACTTGACCAGCCTCGTCGAGCAGGTGCGCCGCATCGTGCCGGACGACGAGGAGGGCACCTGCAAGGTCCGCGGCGCCGAGCTGCTGACCTTCGAGTACACGCACACCCTGACGCCGCTGGAGCGCGTGCAGTCCGACCTCGACGACATGCGAGCCAAGGCCGACCAGATCAAGGCGATGCTGCCGCGCGACGGCGCACTTACGGCCGAGCAGACCGACGCACTGCGCCGGCTGCTGGGCTGATGCAGGGGGCAATAGACGTGTCCGATCCGCAGCATCTCCCGCCAGACTGCCCGGCCCGGACGGGCGATATTGCGCTGCTACGCGAGCAGATGACCACGATCAACAGCAAGGTGGACGACCTGCGCGTCGCGTTGGCCAAACTGTCCGATGCGATGGCCTCCGTGGTGCGACTGGAGGTGCGGCACGAGCAGACGTCGATGGACATGCACACCATGCGCGAGGCCATCGCGCGGCTGGCGGTGCGGCTCGACTCAATCGAACCCGAAATGCCGGCATTGCGCGATTTGCGCAAAAAGGTCAACGCAGCACTCTGGGCGCTGGCCGCCATCGTCGGCATGTCTGTGCTCTCGCTCGTAATGGCGCGCGGCGCGGGGCTGGGATGACCCACGTCACGCCCACGGCCTGGCTCGTCGTCACGGGTGACGGCGCGCACCGCAGCGTGTACCTGGAGCGCGCGCGGGCTGACCAGTGGGCGTCGCGGTGTCACGGCACGGTGTATCCGCTGTATCTGTGGCCGGAGTCGGTGGCATGAACGCTTTGGCGCACGAGCTGCTGTCTACGCTATCGACCAGCGGTAACCTGCGCGCCTTCCTGCGCGTCATCCGCGAGGGCGAGACCTCGCAGACCGACGACGCCTACCGGACCCAGGTCTACGGCCGGCAGCTCGACGACCTGGCCGATCACCCGCGCGAGGTCATCACCGGCACCATCGGCGGGCGCGAGATCCGCAGCAGCGCGGCCGGCGCCTACCAGTTCCTTCGCGGCACCTGGGACGAGTGCGCCGCCGCGCTCGGCCTGTCCGACTTCGGGCCGGTGTCGCAGGACATCGCGGCCGTCTACCTGATCCGCCGTCGCGGTGCGCTGGATGACGTGCTGGCCGGACGCGTGCGCGAGGCGATCGCGAAATGCAACAAGGAATGGGCCAGCCTGCCGGGCAGCCCCTACGGCCAGCCGACCAAGACGTTGACGCGCGCGCTGGACGTCTACCGCCACTGGGGCGGCGTCGAGCGGCCTGACGACCAGCCGGCGCCGATCGAGTCGCGCCATGTGCCAAAGGAGAACCGCATGCCGATACCTGCTGTCCTGACCGGGCTTGCATCCATCCTGGTCAATGCCTTCAGCCCATTGGTCGCCGAGAAGCTCACCAAGGAGATGCGCCGGCACACCGGCGACACCAAGGTCGCCGAGCAGATCAGCGGCACGATCATTGAGGCCGCCAAGGCGGTCACAGGGCAGACCGAGCCGCTACAGGCCGTCGCTGCGGTGCAGGCCGACCCGGCGCTGGTGCAGCGGGTGGAGGCCGACGTGATGGCGCGGATGACGGCCATCGCCCCCATGCTGGAGCGTCTGGCCGAGCTCGACGAGGCGCAGTACAGGCGCGACGAGGGCTCGCGGGATGCGGCGGCCGCCAGGGCGCGCACCGAGGCCAAAGACCTCGACGAGTACCTGACGCGGTCGCTGCTGAGACTGTTCGTCGGCGTGCTGGCCGGTGGCGGCGCGCTGACGGCGTTCCTGGTCTGGCAGGGCCACAGCGTCGAGATGATCCTGGGCGCGCTGCTTGGGTTAGTCGGTTTGGTCGGCGGCAAGTTCTCGCAGCGCTATGACTACCGCTACGGCAGCAGCAGTGGCAGCGCGGCGAAGGAAATCACGATCGCCGAGATGACGCGGCACAAGTGATCATCTCCCGCAGCACCTCGATCTCGGTCGCCGCGTCGTACAGCAGTTCGGCGTCGCCGCGCTTTTCGCGGCGGAGGAAGTAGTCGCCACGCTCGCGCAGCCGGCGCGGGAGATCGCGCCAGTCGGCGGGCGTTTGCTTGCGCGCGGATATCTGTGGTGGGGGCTTGGTGGCGGTCACTTCAGCCGCTCCTGACGCGGCTCACGCCGAAGAATTACAGCGACATCGCCGGGTCGCAGCCACGCGCCGATCAGGAAATACTGCCTCTTGCCGTCTGTGCGCGTGTACTCGGACAGGATCTCGGCGCCGTCAATTCGCTCGCGCTCGACGGATGCGCATAGACGACCGTAGGCGCGCATATAGCACTCGGTCCACCCGTGAGTGTTGTGCACCACGTCCACGATGTCGGCAGGCGGCAGCGGGGGTAAGTCGTCTGTCACTTCAGCCGCGCCCGGAGTGCGTGCGCAGCGGCCGACGACGCTGCGATCGCCACGGTCGCGCACTCTGTCATCAGCACAGCGCAATCGCGCTCTGCGCAAGGTAGACGCTCACGCAGGGCGGCGGTACAGGCGCCCAGCGCATCCAACGACTGCTGCATCACATTGAGGTCATTGGACCGCTCGTGCTCCAGCGCCTCGATGCGTTCCTCGTCGATCTCGCGTTCGCGCTCGTAGCTGATCTGCTGGCGCTTGAGGGTGGCCTCAAGCTCAGCGATGCGTTCGGCGGCGTCCAGCATGGTGTCTGCGTATGACTCGCGGCGAGCCGCGAATCCGTCAAAGTCGCGCAGCCGCCGCACAAGGTCGTCACTACTCATCTCGATCCATCCAAAGATGCGGTATCCGGTTATGGGCGCAAAACTGCGCCCTAGATTGCGTTAGGGCACTTCAAAACAGCGACTCCTGCACCGCGCTTTCTGGCGCACAGTGAGGGCTGCACCACAAAGTTTCCGAGGCGCTGTTCTCCACCGCCTCATCGGTCACTGCGTAGCCCTTGCGTGCCGTCCAGGCCCGCAGGTGCCAGCCGTTCGACAGCAGCGCGTCGTGCTCGCCAGCATGGCCGCAAAGCACGATCCGCAGCTTCTTGTCCTGTCCGTTTGCCGCGCACCAGGCGCGCACCTTGTCGGCAAGGTCGCCGCCCACGCCGCCGGCTGCGTAGTCCATCGCGCCTTTCGTGTATGGCGGGTCCAGAAACACCCCGGTCGTGCCGTGCCGCGTCGTCACGCTTTCAGTCAGCACGCGCTGCCAGTCGCCCACCGCAACCCGCACGCCCCGCGTGCGATCCTGCAGCGCGCCGAACCACTCATAGATGTAGCGCGTGCGGCCCCGGCCCGCGTCACCCAGGTGCGGCAGTTGCCGGTTCACGCCCCGGCCCGCGTCACCCAGGTGCGGCAGTTGCCGGTTCACGCCCCGGCCCGCGTCACCCAGGTGCGGCAGTTGCCGGTTCACGCCCCGGCCCGCGTCACCCAGGTGCGGCAGTT